TTATTGAGCAGGTAACAGACCAGAGAATCAAAAAGAAACAGGCGAAAATTAAAAGGGCAACGTCTAAATATCATAAATAATGGAAGTTTGGGAACTTCCTACATCCATAGTAGTTGGTGGCATAGATTATGAAATACGCACAGATTTTCGTGCAGTTCTGGACATTTTAAAAACATTTAATGACCCAGACTTTGAGAACGATGAAAAGTGGATTGTTTGCCTTACCATTTTATACGTTGATTTTGGAAATATGCCACCACAGGACTATGAAGAAGCAAGAGAAAAAGCCATCGAATTTATTGACATGGGTATAAAAGACGATGGGAAGAAAAAACCGCACACAATGGACTGGGAACAGGACGGTGCGGTTATTATTCCATCGGTTAATAGGGTCTTAGGAAGAGAAATCAGAGCCATGCAATATCTTCATTGGTGGACTTTTTTGGGAGCTTATATGGAAATCGGAGAATCCTTGTTTTCACAGATTCTTAATGTTCGCATAAAGAAAGCGAAAGGAAAGAAACTTGATGACTGGGAACGTGATTTCTACAAAGAGAATAAGAATCTTATTGATTTAGACGTTAAATACACCGAAGAAGAACAAGCAGAAAGAGACAGACTTAATGCACTTCTTAATGGACAGAAAGGGGTGTGATTAAATGGCTACACAAAAAGCAGACGGAAGTATATATATCAAAACAGAGATTGACACAACGGATGCTAAAGCAAGCGTAAAAGAGATCACATCCCTTTTAAAACGTCTGTCCCGACAGGTTGACAGCATCGGAAAATCCATTAAGGATGCAATGAAAGGCGGTATCAAAACCCCAGATACAAAGGGATTAGATACCGTAGAAGAGAAAGCAAAGTCTGTGGCAGATCAGATCGAAAAGACCGCACAGGCAGAAAAGAAGCTAGAAAGCATAGATATTAAGTCTAATGCACTAGATACGTTAGATAAAGCAATAGAAAGCACAGGACAAAAGCTTGCAGAGCTAGAAAAAGCACAGATGGATGTATTTAACAGAAATCAAAGTGCTACAGCTTCTCCTGCGTTTCAAGCAATGGAAAGTGCAGCGGCTAAACTAGATCAGCAATATGAACAGTTGATCGCAAAAAAGAAGCAGTTAGAAACAACTACAGCAGGTGGAAACACTGGACTGCCTAAAACTGCAAAGCTGACAGGTGGAACAGGTCTGGCAAGTGAGGAAAGTGCTAATGCATTAGCAAAACTTAATGCAGAGATCACAGGCACAGAAACAAAGGTAGAACTATTAAATAACAGCCTGGAGCAGACAGCACAGGCACAACAAAAGATAAGTGATAGTCCTATCAATACAACAGCTTATCAGATTCTTGAACAGACACTACAGCAGGTAGAAGCACAGTTTAATCAAGTGGCACAGACACAGCAAGAACTGTTTGCACGGAATCAAAGTGTTACTTCATCTCCTGCATTCATGGCATTAGAGAGTGCGGCAGAGAAGCTTGGTCGACAGTATGATTCATTGATCGCTAAAAAACGTCAGTTAGAAAGCGGTGGTGGAACAGTACAAACACCTGCGATCAAGACAGCACCTATGACTGGTGCATATTCCGCCACAGCATCTAGTGCCAGTCAAAAAGCTTTGGATGCCTTGAACAAAGAAATATCACAGACGGATGCAAAAGAAAAAGGACTTGTCAATACAAATAGCAGGCTTGGTTCATCATTCAAGAATGTTAGTCAGTCAGCGGACAGTGCTAAGACTAAAACAGGTGGTATTTCATCTATTTTTAGCAGAATGGGTGGAGTAGTATCTGGACTTGGAAAACGTCTTGCAGGACTGGCACAGAACTTCACAAGCACAACAAACAGTGCTAATAATGCAAGCTTTTCTATTGGTCGAATGGTCGGTATGAGTATATTATATTCTACCGTTTTTGGAATGATTTCTAAAGTTAACAGCGGAATCATGACAGGTATCAATAACCTTGCACAGTATTCGTCAGCTACTAATGCTTCGATATCTTCCATGATGTCAGCATTAACTCAGTTACAAAACAGTTTGGCAACAGCATTTGCACCGATTTTGTCCGTAGTTGCACCTATATTAACGGCATTCATGAATATGTTATCGAAAGCAATCACGTATATAGGAATGTTTATAGCGGCACTGACAGGACAGAAATCTTTTACAAGAGCGAAAGCCGTACAAGAAGATTATGCGGCATCATTGAATAAAACATCCAGTGGTGCTAATAAGGCGGCAAAAGCCACAAAGAATAACGCAAATGCCACAAAAAAAGCAAATAAAGAGATACAGACATATCTTTCTGGACTGGATGAAATCCGACAGTACCAAAAAGAAAAAGATAACGATACCCCTAGTTCTTCTACCCCATCCGCAGGCGGTGGAGGTGGTGGCGGTGGTTACACTGGTCCATCCATTGGAGATATGTTTGAGAAAGTTCCTATTGAATCTTCTATTGCGGACATTGCTAAGAAAATTAAGAACCTCATAAAAAAAGAGGACTGGGAGGGACTTGGGACTTACATTGCATCTGGTATCAATAAAGGATTGCAAAAAATCTATGATGCCATCAATTGGGATAATGTAGGCCCGAAGATTACATATTTTGTGAACGCATTTACACGGACATTCAATAGTCTTGTTGATCACATAGACTGGGATTTAATGGGACGTACTGTGGGTGCAGGTATTAATACAATTGTCAACACACTGAATCTGTTGATAGAGGGAATCAATTGGAAAAATCTTGGTTTAAAAATTGCAACAGGTATCAACGGTTTATTCAATGAAGTGAATTGGAATAATGTAGGGCGGTTGTTTGCGAATAAAATAAATGTTCCGTTTCAAATGTTAGAGGGAGCTGTAAATACTCTTAACTGGGCAAAGATAGGAACGTCAATAAGTGGATTTTTGAATGGTGCGATCAACCAGATAGATGTTAAGTCTATTGGTACAAGCTTATCTGGATTAGCATTAGGAATATTAACAACATTAGATAATGCACTTACTACAACAAACTGGTCACAGCTTGGCACAAAATTAGCAACATTATTAACATCTATTGATTGGGTTGGAATATTTGTTAGTGCAATATCTGTTGCAGGAAAAGCAATCACGGCATTAACACAGCTTGGTGTGTCTTTTATGGATAACTTGGCAAAAGGTATTACAAATGGGACACAGCAGTTTATTAGTAAGGGATTATCAGCATTGACGAGTTTTACTGCAAACTTAAGAAGCAATGCAGGAAAATTAGTAGATTCTGGTTTAAAGCTTATGTTAAATCTTGCAAAAGGTATAGCAAAAGCAATGCCAGACATCATCAAAAATGTACCACAGATTGTGATTAATATTGCAGGCGTTATTAACGATAATGCCCCTAAGATATTACTTGCAGGAGTACAGCTTATCGCAATCTTGCTCAAAGGTCTCATCCAGTCAATACCGACATTGATCGCAAACGTGCCAAAGATTGTGCAGGCAATCGTCAGTGTATTTACAGCTTATAATTGGCTATCACTTGGAAAAAGCCTCATCACAGGTATTAAAAACGGAATTATGAATGCAAAAAATACTGCGGTTGATGCTATGAAGAATACATACAATGGCTTGATTGATGCGATAAAGAATTTACCGTCTAAACTCAAAGGACTTGGAGAAAACGGAATTAAAGGGATAGGCAATGGAATTACTGGGAAATTGTCTGGACTTAAAACAACGGCAGGGAAAATATTGACCAATATCATAGAAGCGGTTAAAAATCTTCCTAAAGAATTATCAAAAAAAGCTACATCTGCGATAAGAGATATGAAAACTACATTTAAAAATGTCGATTGGGGCAGCGTTGGAATGAATGTAGTAAAAGGTATTGCAAAAGGTGTTGGAGATTTTGCATGGATTTTGGTTGATAAAATGACAGGTCTTGCACAAAAGGCGTGGGAGGGTGTGAAAGATTTCTTTGGAATCCATTCTCCATCAAGACTTATGAGAGATACGGTAGGTAAGATGATTCCTGCCGGTATTACAGTAGGTTTGGAAAAAGCTTTTCCAGATACACTCAAAACCCTTATGAATCAGTCTGAACAGTTGGCAAATGTACCGTTCAGAACACCAGAGATTGCTACAGGTAAGATAATACCTGCGAAAGCATCCGCAGTGATCGCACAAAAGCAGAACAGCACAAACAGTAACAATAATGACGTACTTAATTTACTTGAACAGCTATTATCTGTTACGAAGTCCTTAGAATCAGACAACAGCGGTAACAATGGTGGGGATTATCATTTCACAGCACAGATTAACCGCAGGACGTTGTTTGATGAATTTATCGAAGAAGCAAAACTAAGACAAATGAGTAATGGTAGAAATCCATTCAGCCTTGCGTAGAAAGGAGTAAAAAATGGCACAGGATTATATAAAAATCAATAATAAAAAAGTCTGGCAACCAGATTCAGACACAGCCGTAGCTTTTGAAACTACCTATACGCAAGGTAGCACGAGGGCACAGTCTGGTAAAGGAAAGTTTACCCCGATGTTCACAGTAGAGCGATTTACATACAGTGCATCGGATGTGCCAATGTCTAAGGTTACGGAAATATTAGAAATGGTGGCACGTGGTAAATCTTTTGATTTACATTATTTTTCTGTATTTTACGGAGAGTGGAGAACAGCAAAGTTTTATGTCGGACAGGTATCGGACATTAAGATAAAAACACTTAAAAATAACCATGAAAAAGTATCAAGTATATCTTTCAATATGCAGGGGGTTAACCCGATATGATAAATGTAAGTGATGAATTTAAACAGCTAATGACAGAACGACAAGATTTTAAATGCAATGCAGAAGTAACGCTTGCGAATGGAACTGTACTGCCATTAGGAGAAGATGATTTTTCAATAGATAATAATAGTCTGGTCGATGCGGCAGGTGCTAACACCATTCCTTTAGGTGTTGCACTCAGCCGTAATGTACAGTTAGAAATCATGAATGACGATGATCACTTATCCAATTATGACTTCTTCGGAGCAAAAATCAGACTGTATCTAACATTTGAATTATCAGAGACAACAGAAAAAATTGAATACGGTACATTTACTGTCACTCAACCAGAAACCTATGGAAGTGTTGTAACAATTGTTGGATACGATGATATGTATAAAGCAGATAAGGCATACAGCACAGCATTGACGTTTCCTGCGACAGCAAAGAGTGTATTGATAGATAGTTGTGATACCTGTGGTATCTTGATTGGAGACAGTAACTTTTTACATAACGATTTCCAAATACCAACCATGCCATCTAGCGAGTACACGCACAGACAGATTATAGGATTTATTGCAATGATTGCCTGCGGAAATGCAAGAATTGACCGCACAGGGCGATTGCAGATAATGACCTATGATTTTGATTATGATAATGAGAATATTCATAAATTGGTTGATTACAATAATCTGACAAGTGATACGAACGATGTGCAGGTAACAGGCGTTCGAACGACACAAAAGGTTACTACAACCGATGATGGCAATACAAGTGACACAGAAAAAACGGTACAAGTTGGTAAAGATGGTTATGTTTTATCTGTAGAGAACCCACTTGTAACAGGGCATGAAGAGACACTTATTTCGTGGATTTATGAAAAGTTTGAAAATGTGACTTTTAGAGCTTTTACGATGGACTATATATCTTATCCAATAGCAGAGTTTATGGATAAGATTAAAGTTACAGATTGGAGAGAAAATAGCTTCTATTCAGTATTAACAGATGTAAACTTTGTATTCTTCGGATATACAACATTAAAGAATAGTGCAGAATCTCCATTGCGTAACCAGAGCAACTACACATCAAGTAATCAAAAAGCGATCATACAAGGTAAACAGTTAGTTGAGCAGGAAAGAAATAACCGTCAAAATGCTTTAGATAAGATGCAAGAAGCATTAAAAAACAGTAATGGAATGTATGCAACGCAGGAAATACTGTTAGATGGTTCGACTATATATTACTTGCATGACAAACCAACATTAGTAGAATCAAAGAATGTTATTAAATTGACATCGGAAGTTATCGGATTCTCTATTGATGGTGGTAAGACATATCCTTACGGATTTACGATCACTGGGGAAATGGTAGCAAGATTGCTTTATACAGAGGGTATTAATGCAGATTATATCAACACTGGTGCATTAACTGTCAAAGATAAATCTGGAAATATCATCTTCTATGCAGACATGGAGACTGGTACTGTAAAGATTTCTGGGGATAACGTCACAATCGGTGGTAAATCAGCACCCGATGCGATCAGTGATGCAGTGAAAGAATCTAAGAACTATGCAGACGGTAAAGTATCAGACTTTGCAGAAACAGTTACAAAAAGTGTAGCTGATCTACAGAACCAGATTGACGGACAGATCGAGACGTTCTACTACGACTATGAGCCAACTCTAAAAAACATCCCTGCTTCTGACTGGACAACAGAAGATGATAAAAAGAAGCATGAGGGAGATTTGTTTTACTGGAAATCTAAAGGTTATGCTTACAGATTTTTCAAAGACGGCGATACATGGAAGTGGCAGTTAGTACAAGATACGGACGTCACAAAAGCATTGCAGACAGCATCTTTTGCACAGTCTACAGCTAACAGTAAGTGCCGTGTATTCCTAACACAGCCTACACCACCTTATGACACAGGAGATATGTGGAATCAAGGACAGAACGGAGACATCCTTACTTGCGTGGTAGCAAGGGGAGAAGGTGCAAGCTATGTGGAAACCGACTGGCAGAAGCTTAACAAGTACACGGACGATGAGACAGCCAATAAGGCACTGGAAGAAGCCAGAAAATCTCGTGCAATGATTATCAATCTGGACAACGATTATCAAGCAATCACGACAGATTATAAGGGAGAGTACACAACGTTTCCAGAGTGCCGCACGACAGCACAGGTTTTGTACGGTCATACCGACATATCTAACGACTGTACTTATAATGTGCAGAAGTCAAGCGGTGTCGTAGGTTCTTGGAACAATTCAACTCACACATACACTGTGACAGCATTAACAACAGACGTGGGATGGGTGGATATTACAGCAAATTACCTAAATACATATTCTGTTACGAAAAGATTTGACATTGCTAAATTAAAAGGCGGTATCCCTGGAGAGACAGGTGCAAAAGGAGATAAGGGAGAAACTGGAGCAAGCGGTAGAAGTATCACAAGTTCTGAAACGACTTATCAAGCATCCAACAGCGGAACGGTAGCACCAACAGGAACATGGAGCAAAACACCGCCAAACGTTGCAGAAAATCAATATCTGTGGACGAGGACCATATATACTTACTCTGATAAAACCACAAGCACAACATATTCCATCGGTAAGATGGGAGCTAAAGGAGAACAGGGTGCAAAGGGAGAAACTGGTGCTACTGGACCGCAAGGGGAAAAGGGTGCCACTGGACCTCAAGGGCCACAGGGCGAACAGGGAATCCAAGGTCCGCAAGGAGAAAAGGGCGAAAAAGGCGACCAAGGACCACAGGGTCTACAAGGTATTCAAGGCCCAAAAGGAGAACAAGGAATCCAAGGACCTAAGGGTGCTAGTGGAGATACAACATATTTTCACATTAAGTATAGTTCTGTGGCAAAACCCACAACAGCTTCTCAAATGACTGAAACCCCATCTACCTATATTGGAACATACGTGGACTTTACAGAAGCCGACTCAAGCGACCCATCTAAATATACATGGGCAAGATTCCAAGGATTGCAGGGAGAAAAAGGTACACAGGGTATCGCAGGTACTAACGGTATTGATGGAAAAACATCTTATCTTCACATCAAATACTCAAATGACGGTGGAAAAACCTTTACTTCCAATTCTGGCGAAACGGTAGGAGATTACATTGGTACTTGCACAGATTACAACCTAAACGATCCAACGACAGTAGCTTCTTACACTTGGGCAAGAATCAAGGGAGAGACAGGGGCAACAGGACCACAGGGAGAAAAAGGGAATACGGGAGCAACTGGTCCGCAAGGAAGTGCAGGAAGAACGTACTTCATGGAAACATCGTCAAGTATCGTGAAAATGTCTGCGGACAACACGATTGTGCCGAACTACATTACATTATCTGGTTACTACCGTGACGGTACAGCAACAGCACGTACAGCTTATAAGTGTCGATTCAAGATTGAGGAAACAACGGACGGAGATACATACACGACCGTTTATACTTCATCCTCAGATGAAACTGACATTACCCATGCACTGTACTCTGTGCTAGCAAGTGGTTCAAGCGGTGTTACTGCAAGCGGTTCAAGTGGTATCGGTATCTCAAGAAATCTTACAGCGTTAAGGTGTACGATGTATGCCGCAGGTGGATTTTCACAGGTGTTGGATATTGAGACAATTCCAGTAGCCATTGACGTAGATGCACTGACTCACGAAGATATATTCAATCTGCTGACCAACGACGGAGCATGGCAAGGTATTTATCGTGGGTCTGACGGTAAGTTGTATATCAACTTTACTTATGCTAGAGGTGGAACATTAAATCTTGGTGGAAAAGCAAACACGTACGGTAATGGACAAATGCACGTTTATGATGCAAATGACAATGAAATTGTTGACATAAACACGAAAGGGATAGTCGTAACGCATTATATATCAGGCATGGGAGAAAAGCCAATATCATATGTGTGTATAACACCAGACGTGTTCGGTGGTATATATTTATCTGAAAACAAGGATGGAACTGGTGCATGTGCGATTTTGTCCCCAGATGAGATTGTATTAAAAAATAACAGCAGTGGACCAATTACAGTACAAACAGACATAACAATGCATATGACGGATGAATCACTTTATCTTGGGTCGGTAAGTAATTATAAATTTCATTTTGGAAAAGAAAAATCAAGTTTTTATCAGCCAGTTACTATTGGCGGAAGTTTGTCTGTTGCAGGAACAAAAAACAGAATCATAGATACAGAAAATTACGATACAAGAAAGCAGTATTGTTATGAAACAGCAACCCCATATTTTGGGGATATAGGTTCTGGATGTACTGATAATACAGGAAAATGTTACATAGACATTAACGATATATTTTCAGAGACAGTAAACACAGGTGTTGAGTACCAAGTATTCTTGCAGAAAGAGGGGCAAGGCGATATATGGGTAGAAGAAAAGACCGATAGTTACTTTGTTGTAAAAGGTACTGAAAATCTTAAGTTCTCGTGGGAAATCAAAGCAATTCAGAAAGATTACGAATTTGAACGACTTGAAAAATTCGATAACTCAGAAAAAGAAGAAGTGATTGACTATGAGAAAGAATATATGGAAGAAATCAACGATTTGATTAAAGAACAGGAGGAAATGTTAAATGAAACAGTTGAGTAGCTTTATGGTATTAAATATTGACGGTGGAGACAGAGTATCATACACATACAATGAGATTGACGATAACACAGGAGAACCATTGTCACAGAATAAAAAAGAAAATTTCTGGGTAGTAGATAAAGAACTTAAAAAGCACATTGATGCTATCAGAAGCTACGTCAGAGAAAACAAGTTGAATTAAGGAGTGATGTTATGGCAATCAATATACCTTTAGTACATATATCGGATTTAACAGAGAAAAAGACAATATCAGATGATGATTACATGCTTACTGGTGGGAGTACCGCCAGTAAGGTTAAGTGGTCAACGATCGTGTCTCTGATAAAAACTAAATTAGGGATTGGAAATATAGAAGATAGTATAAGTAAAATACAATCAGATATTTCTACGTTAAATAGTGATTTTGACACTATTATAGTTGGAACTACTGCTACTACTGCCAATCAAACAATTAATCATTATGGTGATAGAAAGCTAAGCGATTACAAATTTATCACATTTGCATTTGGAACATCTGACACAGATATTCGTGGCGTTGTAACCATTCCAAGAGTTTTATTTTCCCAAATAAAAAAAGTCTACATTTATGTAGCTCACGGTTCAAACGATGACATAATATCTATAGTATATTTTACATACATAAATGATGTTTCTACTTCTGTAAGATTATCTGCGGATCATGGAGTTAAATATATTAAATGTCTTGGTGTTAAATAAAAATGCCCTACAAAAAAGTAGGGCGAGAAATAAATAAATTACGGAGATAAAAGACTAGAAATCTCCAACTACATATTAACATAAAACCTCAACAAACGAAAGGAGAGACTATGAATCTCAAATTAAGATTAAAAAATAAGGCAACATTAGTAGCATTGGCTTCTGCCTTAATTGCATTTATCTATCAGATTTTAGGTATCTTAGGTATAACAGCACCGATTGCACAGGATGCAGTATCACAGCTTGTAGGTATCATCCTTAATATCTTAGTAGCTGTTGGTGTATTGGTGGACCCAACAACAAGCGGTATTGGAGACAGCGAGCTTGCAAAGAATAAGACAGATATTGCAGAGGTAATCGAGTACAAAAAGGAGAACTAATATGGCGAATACAGTAGACAAGCTTCTTACAGTAGCCAAAGGAGAAGTTGGATACTTAGAGAAGAAAAGCAATAAGAATCTGAACAGCAAGACAAAGAACGCAGGTAGCAACAACTACACTAAGTATGGAGCATACTTTGGCATTAACGGTCCAGATGCTTACTGGTGCGACATGTTTGTTGATTGGTGTATGGTGCAGGCATACGGCAGGGATGTAGCAAAAAAACTCTTACATGGATTTAGTGCATACACTCCAACATCAGCACAAAAATTCAAAGACAATGACCAGTGGCATAAAACACCACGGATTGGAGATCAGATTTTCTTCAAGAACTCTCAAAGAATCTGCCACACTGGGATTGTGTATGCAGTCACAGACGAGATGGTGTTCACGATCGAGGGTAACACAAGCAATGGAGAAGCAGTTATTCCAAATGGTGGTGCAGTGTGCAAGAAGTCTTATGCTTTAGGCAATAGTCGTATCGCAGGATATGGACGACCTAAATATGATAATGTAAAAGTATCATACAGCGTTGTAAAAAAGAACTCTTCCAAGAATGCGATCAAGTGGTTACAGAAGAAGCTAAACGCAAACTGTACATACGCAAATGAACATCCGCTGTCTGTAGATGGTATCTGGGGAACTAAGACATACAAAGCACTACAGAAGTATTGGAAACAGTTGGGTTGGAAGACAACAGGAAGTTACGCAGGAAAGAAAACTTGCACAGCTCTGAAAAAAAATAGAAAAAAGTAGTTGCAATGTTGAAAATGATGTGATATTATAATCATCGTTGGTTACGAAATGTTCCATTTTCGTTCCAACAAAAATTAAAGACAATTGAGTTTATGCGGTTTGAGAGCATTTTGACCCCTTGACTTTTAATCAAGTTGTCCGGGGTTCGAATCCCCGCACGCTCACTTTAAAAAGCACGGTTGCCAAATGGCTAAATACCGTGCTTTTCTTGTATTTATGCGGTTTTTAAGGGTATGACCTGTCTAAAAATCATACCCTTAAAAGTAATAGAAAGTATCTAAAGTTTAGGAAAGTATTTGTTCCATGCGTGTTCCATGTTCCACTTTCGTTCCAGAAAATTTATGAAGCAATTTCTTTGCGTTGTTCCATTTTTTGTTCCAGATTTAAAGCATCGTTTACAGCGGATATACTGTCCTCTTTTTCTAGCATTAAGTGATTGTATACTTCCAGAACGACCTTTTCAGAATCCCCTACAAGCCTTGCAATCATCTTTATGCTAATCTTAGGAAACTGGTAGCATAAGTTTGTGCAGTAATTATGACGGAAGATGTGGCTTGTTAAATCTTCGATAGGACTTTCGCTGACTACCTGCATTGCTTTTATGATTCTTCCCCACATCCTGCGGAAACCAGATTTTGTCATAGGCTTGTAATCACGATTTATGAATAAGTATTTCCTGCCATCTTTTCTAAGTTGTTTTATGTAACTAGAGATTGCATCGAATACGTTATCTGGTAACGGTAACGTTCTTTCTCCGTTCTGTATGTTTTTTACTGTTTTTTTCTTTGGTATGTTGTCTGATATGTCGTGTGATTTGTCGATAGATACTGTATGTGCTTCTAGGTTAAAGTCTGCTTCTGTTAGTGCTAAGGCTTCTCCACACCGCAATCCACAGCCGTAAATGATATAGACATATATTTTATCCATTAAATTAAAATCTGCCTTAAAAACGGCTCTCTGTTCGTCTGGTGTCAAAGGACGTTTTTCTTTCGCTTTGTAACTTATAGATTCAAAATTATCAAAAATATCTGCAAATGATTGTGCGGAATAAATGCGATCGCAAACAGCAGAGTGCAGGACCTGCTTAAATGTCATAACTATTTGTTGTTGTGTCCGCGATTTGCCTTTAGCACCGTTCAGAATCAATTGTAAGTGACTTCGCTGTACATCTTGTAGCTTAACGTATTTAATGCTGTCAAAATGGACGTTAAGCACATTGTCGTACATTTTATTGGTATTGTTTGCTCGGTTGGACTCTTTATATAAGACTTTCCATTGTCTGGCATAGTCAATAAATAGTATATCGGTGTCAACCATTGCTTGCCGTTGGTCCCTTAATTGCTCAAATTCCTTTACTTTCTTTTCAAGGTCCTTAGAGCTTTTAGCGGACCGCAGGTGTTTATATTTCTTTTTACCGTTATCCTTGTATGTGCCATCCCACACGTTAGTAGAATAGTAACCATCTTTACCTTTTTTAAATTTAGCTGTTGCCATTGTATCACTCCTTTTTCTAATAATTGGAATTTGCGTTTTCTGCAAAATGGGTACAAAAATAACAGCCATGCAAGAGTAGTTTTTATAACATTGCAAAATAATATGAATGTGTTACAATAGATATGGAATTTTCTATATTAAAATTTTACGATGTTATGGAAAAGGGCTACCGTTCTTTTTAGTCTTCTAACGGTGGCTCTTTTTTGCGTTCTTGCATAACTGATGTAGTCATGATACAATATAGGTGTTTGGCTGTACTATCTTGTATGATAACTACCTTGTATTTATATTAGATAGTGCTTTGGACTGTACCTATTTTGGCGTGGTACGGTCCTTTTTTTATTGTTATTTAACTTCCCAAGATTTACCGCAGTCTTGGCAAATTGCCATTTGTTTACTGTTAATATCTGTCTTGGATGATTTCTTTTCTTTGTATTTAGATTTTTTAGGTGTTAATGCCCACAGACCACCAGTAGCAGCAATCATACCTGCACGTCCCAGACTGTTACCTGCACGAGTCACAACACTCTTTTTACGGACCTCAGATTTTCCCTTTGTTTTAGCTGAGTCCTGCACAAACTCATATCCTATATTCAAGCTGTGACACTTAGGACAGTATGGTGCATCCAGATAAAAAATCTTATAAAAATCTTCGGCTTTTTTGCTGTCTACCTTTTTTAAAATCTCATAGTAAGCATCCCTAGACCTGTCTTTATCCGCTTTGATTTTGCTTGCATTAAAACCAAAATTACCGTTAAATTTACGCATTTCATAATCATAAGTTAACTGATTAATAGCATCATTTGTATAATCCAGTTTGACAATAATATCTTCTTTTGGATTCTCTTCTGCCTTATCAAAACGGCATAAATAGAAGCTGTCTTTTGCTACATAAAGTATATGTGTTAGTGTAGAAAGAAAACCACTATCTGTATATTTACCTGCTGTGATAATTAAATCACTAGGTTCATTAACAATACCTTTTTCTATAGCAATCTCAATCGTTTTTTCATCAATTTCATACTGCGGAACTTCATTATCATCAGTAGAAACAGTAGCTAATTCTTTTAATATTTCCTCTGTTGGGCATCCGCAATTTGGACAAGCAGAAGCTTTTTCAGAGAACTCTTTCCCACATTCAGTACAAGTTATTAATGCCATGTAACATCCCTCCTTTTATAATATATAACAAGCAACGTGACAACCACAATCACAGGCAAATCGCAGGCTAGAACCCACGGTTTTATGCGGTTTGTAAGACTTTTTGCATAGTAGCATCACAGGCAAATCGCAGGCAAATGACAGGCAAATCGCAGGCAAACATCAATCAACTATGCAGTTCCTTTTTTAAAAGTCCAAGAAACCACGGTTTTATGCGGTTTTCAACACCATGCAAAAAGTTTTTTAAATTTGTGATTGACAAAACAATGTTTTTAGTGTATTTTTATTTTCTTTTATATAAATATATAGTATCTAAAGACTATAGTTATATATAACCTATATAGTATTATAATAATTAATATTTATATTTAATTAAAAAGAAAAAAATAAAACAAAAAAGAAAAACATTAGAGCTGTTTGAATGCAATTAGCTGAGGGGTGTATCCTGTCAGCATTGCAAGTTGCTCTTTTGTATAATCTTTGTGTTCAAGTATCACTTCGTCTGGTATCAAAAGTTCAGAAGCAAATGTTTGTGCTTCTTGTTCGATAGAGTTCTCATAACAGTTCTTGCCGAATGAGAAGAAATAAAAATCTTCTTTGTGCAGGACTGCATGACCTAATTCATGAGCTAAGACCTCGTGATACTTTTTTTCGTTGTCTAATAATTTTTCGTTTATGTAAATAAAATCTCTTTCGTGAATCTTTAAATAGCAACCAGATATTTTTTTTAAGTCCCCGATCTGGATGATTATGTCTAATTCTTTTGCAAGCCTAACGGGGTTTCTGGTTTCGTATTTTTTAATCAAATTGTATACAATAGATTTAATTTGATTATGATTCATACATCCATATCCTTTCTTCACTTATTTTTCTGTTTAAGATATATAAGTGACATTTCGTACTGAGCTAATATCGCATCAAGAGATTCATCGTCAAGTTTTTCCCCATCGTAGTAGATAGGGTGTCTAGTCCTGTTTTTAAGTAAATCTCTCATTCTTTCCAGTTCGTCTTTGATGTCTATTACACGGTTATCTTTTTCTTTTTTATCCTCCTCCTTTCCTGTCATGAGGTAATCAATTGATACCCCGAAATAATTTGAAATCGTTTCTGCTAAATCCATACCTATTTTGGAATTTTTCTTTTTCCAAGTACTGATAGTAGAGGTTGAAACCCCTGTGTCTTTACAAAAACGATAGGCTGTTATGCCACGTCTTTTCAACAATTTTTCAAAAATTTCATACATAGCGTTGCCCCTTTTTATAAAAATAATTCGACACAACGAAATAAAACCCTTGACTACCTCGTCAAAACGTGCTAATATACACTTGTAGCTCGGATGAGCGAGGTAAAGCGAGTCGGTTTGGCGAGTGACTCGTGGAATCAAGTGATAAATAATTCGTTAAACACAATATATCACTAAACCGAGATAAAATCAATAGTTTTAACTTAGAAAGGAGTGAAAAATTTGGTTTATGAAAGATATTGTAAACTAAGAGATGAAAAAGGTATTACGGATTACCGAGTATCAAAAGATACAGGAATGACAAGTTCGCTTTTTTCAGACTGGAAAGCAGGAAGAATCAAACCAGGTTTAAAAAGCATTAAAACATTAGCTGATTACTTTGGTGTGACAGTAGATTATTTTTTAGAGGAGAGTGAGTAGTGAAGAAAAGATATTCTCATAAAAAAATGAGAGCATGGTCAGAGTACCCATTGATTACAAGAATATCTTTTGTGCTTTCTTGTACAGCATTGGTACTTACGATTGTGAGATTGCTACTTAAATAGACTGACGATAAGAGCTATGAAGCTTAGAAGATAGCAGAAAAGAGGGTGTATATGAATTTTGATGATTTGTTCTATTACCTAAATTACGGCAGAACGAGAAAACAAAAAAAGAGAGACTTAATGTTTTTAAGAACTCTCTTCTTCATAAAGCTTGCTACATTGATTTTGATGATAGTAATGCTTGCTATTTATGTATATCTACTAATAGCGAAATAAAAGCAATGACAACAGAAATAAAAGCTAAAGCAGTATTGATAAGGACCATACCTTTAGTCCATAACCATTCTTTACGAATTGCTTTGATAAGATGTTTATCATTTTCTAAAAATTTTAAAATTTCATCTTGAACCTTTTGATTTTTGGAATAGTCAGAAGATTTCATTTTATCAATGGTTTCTTCATCTGGTTTATCAAGATGCGGTAAAGGATTTTTAGACATAGTATACCTCCTAAGGAGATTATAACACAGAAAGGAGTACAGAAATGTATATTCCACCATTTCAATTAGGAATATTTGTAGGAGCTGTAGGAGTAATTGCACTTGAAATCACAGCTGTATTAATCGACAACTACAGAAGTAAAAAGAGAAGAGAAGCACGAAAGAAATAAAAATGCCCCATGCGGTACTGGAACTACCACACAGGGCGAATGTAACCACTAATCATAGCTTAGCGGTAAGGAAATTATAACACAATTTTTTTAACACCGCAAGAAAGAGGTGCGGAATGGAAGATAAAACAAAGCAGTGGAAAGACTTAGAAGAATACTTTGCAACAGAGGTAATTGAGCAAAGTAAACGGACAGCAAAAAGATGGTTTGCAATCTGGTTAATTACATTCATTGCATTGGTTACGACAAATACAGTGTGGATATATGTGTTTAACTCATATGAATACGTTCAGCAGGACGGAAGCGGAGTTAACAACTATCACACCGACATTGATGGAGACTTAAAGAATGGGACAAAGAATTAAAGCCAAGAAGAACGGAAAATACAAGAAAGTAGCGTTCAGACAGGCAGGAATGAAGAAAAGAGGATACTACCGTAGGAAGAAGCGGAGAAAGTGAGGTAAACATGGAGTACCCGAAACCAGTTATGAAGATGGGAGAACTTGTGAAAATGGGGTTTCCGAGGTCGTTTCTGGATGAAGCTTATCGGGAACGTGGACAAGACTTTGCACAAAAAGGTGCTAAGAAAAATTCTCCAATCTTCTTTGACACTGAGTTGTTTGAAAAATGGAGAGCAAGGAAACTAGCAAATGAGAACCAAGCAATGCAGAGAGGAGGGTTCTAAATGAAAATGGGAGCATTTATGATGGGGTGTGGACTGTTAGTCTGCGGATTAGATTTAATGCCATTCTGGTTTATGGGCACTTGTGTAGCCGCAGGACTGGCATTAATCGCACAAGAGCGTGATGGATGGGAATGAAAAAAGCACCCAGACATGGCAGGTCTAAAGTGCTTAACAAAAAATGTATAACAACAGTATAGCAAGAAAAGGAGATTATGACAATGATTATTACAAAAAAAGAGTTCAAAGATGCAGTTAAAAATATTATCGTTGATGCAATTAAATCAACTAACGACCCGATGTTTACAAAAGAAGAAAACAAAGAAGCAGATAGAAATATCGCAACAGCAATGACAGACTTCTATAGCAGAATGATTACAAAACTTTTCGCAGGCAGAGAAGAATGGGAAGCTAACAAAGAAGAGTTAAGTGACAGTATGAATCAATGTAGTGATGAAAGAATGCAGGAACATCCTAGTTTTACAACGGCACTGGAAAATATTGCGTGTATAACAAGTGTAGGAGAGCTGTTACGCACGATCGCAGGAAATGAGGAAGAAGAAACACAAGAACCACAGGAAAAGGAATTTGATGTAGAAGAGATTCTGAAAGAAGCAGGGAGTGAGCAGAAATGATTATCACAGGATACACAAATGAATCTGGGACAGTAATCCCAGAAGAAGATGCAACAGAATATATCTGGAAGCAGGCAAGAAACAACGAAGAGGATAAAACATGGCTACTAGAGTATATGTGGGACGTGTTTACAGGAAATCCAAAATTCAAAAAGGAATTAGAGGAACTAAAAGAAGCTCGTTTTGATGATGTATGCAGTGTGAAAGAGTGTGACGAGCAGGGAAACGTCATTCCGTATAACGGAGAATATGAACCAGAGGGGAGATAGAAAGATATGACAATACATGAAAAAATGATGAAGATTCAGACAACATTGAAAGCACCAAAAAATCTAAGGAACTCATTCGGTGGGTATATGTACCGCAACGCAGAGGGAATCTTAGAAGCTGTGAAACCACTTCTGGAAGAACAGAAGCTTGCAATGTACATAACGGACGATGTAATAGCGGTTGGTGATCGTGTTTATGTAAAAGCAACGGTAAAGGTGCAGGACATTGAAACAGAAGCAAGCGTAGAAGCAACAGCACTCGCAAGAGAAGCACTGAACAAAAAGGGGATGGACGATTCTCAGATAACAGGAACGGCTTCATCATACGCAAGGAAATATGCCTTAAATGGAATCTTCTTACTGGATGATACAAAAGATGCTGATACAGACGAAAACCAGAAAGAACGCAAAGCAAGAGCTGACAAGCAAGCAGACGATAACAATGCGGATGCAATCAGAGCTATGAAGATTTCAAAAATCAAGCAGGACACACTTTTAAGCTTATGTGATGAAATGGCATTTGATATTAACAAGATTCTTATATCTTATCATCATAAAGATATTTCAGAAATTACCGAGGGAGAATATCAGTACATTGTAGCCAACAAAGACAAGGCTAACGTAAGAAAGATTTGGAGCTGATTAGATGGAAACTAAAGCCAAAATTCATGATATATCCATTGATTTTGAATCTGGTAAGCAGGTTATTTCCCTTGTATGTGAAAAAGACATACGAGGGGAATATGACCGACTGAAAGATAAAGAATGTCGGCTTAAGGTTGTTCAGTACCGTGAGGGCAGGAGTTTAGATGCCAATGCATACTTTCATGTATTAGTTGGAAAAATCGCAGAAGTAATGGATTGTAGCAAGGTGTTTATAAAAAACAAAATGATAGCGGAATATGGGCAGTATGAAAAGATAAACGGAAAGCTGATAACTATTCCGTTAGATGATGATATAGAAGCTTACGACGTAGAGTTTTGTCACCTACAACCAACAACGCAGACGACAATCAATACGGCAGGAAAGATTTTTAGAATCAATATTGTTATGAGAGGAAGCCACACATACAATACGAAAGAAATGTCTGAATTGATAAAAGGAACGGTGCAGGAAGCAAAGGCATTAGGCATAGAGACGGCGACACCGCAGGAAATAAAAGAAATGGAAGAAAGGTGGAGAGTAAAACTTGAAAAAGCTAACTAGTGTATTTACAGAAAATATGGACTGTTGCATTTACACAGGTTCTTACATAGTGGAAAGACATCATATTTTCGGTGGTTCTAATAGGAAGAAAAGTGAAAAATATGGATTTGTCGTACCACTGAGACCAGACTTTCATCCGAACGGTGTACATTTTAACAGAAAAAATGGAGACATAGATACAAAGCTTAAGACGATTGCTCAAACATATTATGAAGAGCATATCGGTAGCAGGGAAGAGTTCAGAAAGGAGTTTGGGAAATCATGGCTGTAACATACACAATCCAAGGAAGACTTGACGGACTTAACACTTTTATTTATGCAAACAGGACCAATCCCTACAAAGGTGCCAGATGCAAAAAAAACAATCAAAAAATTTGCAAGGCATACATACCACAATGGCTAAAGAAAAAACACATAAAATTTCCAGTGATTCTGGAAATTAAGTGGTATGAAAAGAATAAAAGACGTGATCCAGACAATGTCTTTTCGGCTATTAAGTACATATTAGATAGCTTGGTAGAAACAGGAGTGTTCCCAAACGATGGTCAGAAACAGGTAGAGGGTATCGTTAACTGGATAAAGGTCGATGCAAAGAATCCAAGAATCGAGATAACAATCTACGAAGACGGAGACAAATATTAAGCAGGAGGGCAATGATGCAAATAAACATAAATACAGACTGGGAATGGTACGAAAGCAAAAATGTGTTTAGATTATTTACTCATTGCCTATTACATACAAATACACAAAATATAAGATACTGCGGAAGAGAGATAAAGGCAGGACAATTTGTTTCTTCTATAACAAGAATCAGTGCAGAAACAGGATTAACAGAATCACAGGTCCGAACAGCACTTAAGAAGCTAAAAGACACTGGGTACATATCCACAAAAAGTACAAATAAATACACGATATACACAGTAAATGAGTATCAGAAGTACATAGATTGTGGACAAGTTGCAGAAACAACTACCGAGGAAAACACGGTGGTTGAAAATGGAACAAAAATGGAACAACCAGCGGAACGAAAAATGGAACAAACAGAGGAAAAAGTAAAGGAAACTTACGAGAAATCAAAAGAAAATTGCGAAAAGTCGAACAAAAAAGCAATCAATGAATGTTTTGAAAGACTCTGGAAACAGTACCCGAACAAAAAAGGAAAAGGGCAGGTATCTGATACTAAGAAGAAAATTCTATATCAAAAAGGCGAGGAACACATACAAAGGGCATTGAAGAGGTATCTTGAGGGATTAGAACAGGATAGTTCATGGAGAAAGCCACAGAACGGTTCAACATTCTTCAATTCTGGTTATATCGATTATCTGGACGAGAACTACGAGAAACCACCAGAACCGAAGCCACAGCGGAATCCTGCAAGTGTTTTATCCTGCGAGAGAGACTATGACTTTGATGATTTAGAAATGCAGTTACTACATAAGCAATTAGAGTAAGGAAAAAGGAGTGATGGAAAATGTATCAAATGAGTTTTTTTGGTAATGAAACAGCACTTAGAAGCCATTCCATTACCAAGCAGACCAGAAGAGAATCCCACAAAAAAATTAATAAAGAAGCAATACATATCTTAATTCTTGAACAGCTTGAATACGAAGCTATGACAGCACGAGAGATCGCAACGGTATTGTATAAGCATAAAAAAGTCTTAGAACCGACAAGACAGCAGGTACAACCACGGCTAACGGAGTTAGTGCAGGACGGACGTATTGAGGTATGCGGTAAACGACACGACAGCCTAACAGACAGAAACGTGGCAATCTACAGAAAGGTGGTGGAAAAAGATGGGGTATAAGAAATTCACAACAGAATTTAAAAGAAAAGTTGTTGCGGAAAGTAACGCAAGACATGAGGTAAAGAGCGTTGCGAAAGAATACGGCATTGATTCATCCACCCTCTTTAAATGGAAAAAACAGAACTTAGATGAAAACAAAGAAGAAAACGCCCCATATTCTCGTGAATACATAAAAATGGTAGTAAAGACAAGACTGACAAAAAACAATACGTCAAAATCTTGCTCACAAATGTTTAAGATTCCAGAGTATTTGATTACATTTTGGACAGAAAAATTTGGGGATGAAGTAAGAAAAGAAATTGAAGCAGAACAGCAACGTAACAAAAGGAAACCTAGAGGTATTCATGTTACATCCAGTGCGGTCTACTGGAAATAAGAAAAGGAGATTAAAGAAATGAAAGGTTATAAAGCATTTAATAAAGGATTAATTTGTAAAGGAAAGCAGTACAAAGAGAATGAAACTTTTGAGGAAGAAAGAGCAGTTCCATGTCACAGAGGTATGCACTTCTGTAAGAACCCGTTCGATGTGCTTAATTTTTATGATCTGGTAGACGAGAATGGAGAATTTTCGGACTTTGCGGAAGTAGAAGCACCAGACGATGCAGAAGTAAAAACAGACGATGATATTAAATATTGTACAACAAAGCTTAAGGTTGGAGCGAAGTTTTCTTTCGCAGGATTTGTTAAAACTTGCGTTGATTTTGTGATTGAGAAAACACAGACAGAGAAACCAGACTCTGGGGACTACGCACAGATTGGTAGCTCTGGGAACTCCGCAAAGATTGGTAGCTCTGGGGACTCCGCACAGATTGGTAGCTCTGGGAACTCCGCAAAGATTGGTAGCTCTGGATACTCCGCAAAGATTAAAAGCACAGGATACGACAGCATTATTTGTTGTGCAGGGGATGATAGTTGCGTAAGTGCTAAAAAAGGAAGTTGGATTACTCTTGCGGAATGGAAATATAGCTATGAGAAAGATAGATATGTTCCTAAGTGTGTAAAGACAGAGTATGTGGACGGAGAGAGAATCAAAGAAGACACGATGTACAAATTAATTGATGGAGAATTTACAGAAGTTTAGTAACTAAATAGCATCTTTTCTGGTTTGATTCTCTGCCTAACGAAACTATAAATAATGTTTTTGTATTTTCAAATTTTTTCATTTTTCATCTTATTGGGCAGAGAGTCAAGCCAGAAAAGGCTTGTTGCATAGCAGGATTTTTATATACCACACGACAACTAAATAAAAGAATCCTCGCAACGCATAAGTACAATACAGCTATTGTATAAGTCATGATTTCCCCTGCTATTAACGGCAGGGGAGAGAATGGACAGTAAAGGAGTAAGAAATGCAAATTTATAATATAGAAACGAAAGCAATTATAAGCGGAGAAGAAATAAAAGAATTAGATGATTGTTTTATTTTGTCAAATGTTGATGAGGGAAACGATACACATACAACTATTAGATGTTTGAAACCAACATGGAACAAAGTAATTTGTAAAGAAACGTGTTTACAGCGTATTACAAGTCAGCTAAATCAACTTACACAAAACACGGTTTTAGGAGTTGATGAGTTAAGCAATAATACAGATACACTCATGATGAGAATAACATTGAAAAATGTTAAAAACAAAAGTCTATTGATATATAACAAACAAAATAAAACAACATACATTGATTGTTGGTTTATCAGTAGTAGATTTTTAGATCAAGCCATAGAAGATTATTTAACAAATAAGGAGGATTAAATATGGGAATTAAAAATCTAACAGAAGCAGAAGAAAAAGAGTTTTACAGACTTGTTGAGAAGATGAATGGAGAAAAACCAGACAAGGAACAGGGTGTAAAGGTAAGGAAACCACGACAATCAGAAGAATATTTTTGTATTAGTAATGATGGAGCTGTTATACAAAGCAGGTGGACGAATGATTCTTTAGATGAAGGAAGATGGGAATTAGGAAACGTCTTTTTCACAGAAGAGTCAGCGTGGCTTGCCAGAGAAAAAAAGAAAGTAGAAGTTGAAATCGAAAGATATGCAAGGGAACACAATGGCACAGCATCTACCAATCGTCGGTATTTAATTCGATATGAAGAAGATGAGAAAAGTCTTATTTGCGATACATGGGCTACAGCAAAAATACAGGGTACAGTTATGTTTACATCAAGAGATGTTTTGACTGCTGCAATTGAAGCAGTAGGAAAAGACAGAATACTCAAGTACATCTTTGGAGTAGAAAGTGAGGGAGAAGAAAAATGCCAGTAGCAAGATGTAAATATTGTAATAGCTTGTTATTCAATGAAGACGTTGGAAGAGAGTATATACAAATAAATTCAGATATGAAAATACAAAGCAAATTTATTTGTCTTAAATGTGAAATGGAGTTAAGAAAAGAAGATTTCTTTGAACCGTACAGAAGCATGATGAAGTAAAGGAG